AGGCCGAGGTCGGGTGGCTCGAGGTAGGTCCGCGACAGCGCGGCAGAGAAGGCATCCGCCGCCGCAGCCCCTGCGGCCGTTGCGTTCGCGGGGAAACGGTCCCCCGGACCGTTTCCTGACCAGCGCGCGCGACCGGCGCGTCCAGCGGATCGTCAGATCGCCCGGGCTGCGGGCCGTCCGCCACGGCTGCTCGACATGAACTGGTGCGAAGGGCACAAGGCCCCGCCCGGTCGGCGTGAAGCCCAGCGCGGCGTAGCTGTCGTCGCTGACGGCGCGGGCGGCCGGGCCGACACGCCAGTTCCATGGTAAGCCAATGTCAGCCTCGGCGATAGGTAGCGGGGCTAGCGTCGTATCCAGTACAACGACCCGCGCACCAGCCGGGGCCGGATTGCCCATCGTGTGCTCCGTTCCGCGCTGGCCGCGCAGGAGGCGGGTCAGGCGGTACCTGCCGGGTGCGATCAGTTCGGCCACGCCCGCCTGCACGATCTCCCATAGGCCAGCGGCACTTTCGAACGCCAGTGCGTTTGCCCCGCCGAAGAGGGCGACGTCCGTCACGCTTTCCAGCGTTCCGGACAGGAGATCGACGACCAGTGCGTTGCCGAGATCGAAGCGGGAGGTGGGGCCAGGAAAGACGTCGAAGGCCAGCGTGCCGATCCGCGCCCGACGGCCGAATGTGGTCAGGAGGTTGAAGCCGTCGGTGGATGCGCTGCGGAAGACCGCGATCTCGCCCGGCCAGGGGCTGGCATGGGCGGCGATCAGGGGACGATGGGCGAGTTGGTCCTCGGAAATCTGCGGGATGTCCAGCATCACCACCTCGGGCGTGCCGAAGACGACGGGGCTGGCAAGCGAGGCCGGGCGCGGATCGCCGGGTGGCAGGTCATAGGCCGCGCGGTCCTGCCTCACCGCTTCGATGCCCCGCGCTTCGGAATCGGCGACGGAGACCAGGCGGAATTCCACTTCACGGCCGTCGTGGGCGAGCCGGATGACGTCGGCCGGGTCGAGCGCGAGGCGCGAGGGCGGCAGGCGGAAGGTGGCACTTTCCCGGCCGATCCAGGCTTCCATCAGCGCGCGGCGGCAGCGGCGTTCTGCTTCCTCGGGCGGGATCGCCATCGGGAAGGACTCGGAGGCGATGCGGGTGGTATCGACGGTGATGCGCCGTGCCTCGACCAGCGCCGCGTCATAATCTTCATCCGCCCGCGCCACCTGCCACTTCAGGGCCTGGGGCAGTTCGGTCTCCTGGCCACGGGTTAGCTCAAACGCCTCGCCCTCGCGAGCGGCCACCAGATCATCCACCGTCAAGGTGAGGCTCGATGCCCGCCCGCGCATGACGAAGCGGATGACGCCCTCGGTCTCGATGGCGTCGAAGCCGAAGTGGCGTGCCAGCGTGGAAATCGATGCGCGGGGGCTTTCCAGCGCACCGATCACATAGCCCTCGACCGCGCCCCAGAGGCCCGAGACGTCGATGAGGTCTTGCGCGAGCCCGGCGCGCAGGCAGAGGTGGCGCACAAGGGCCGCCAGCGACACCGCGCCCAGCCGTCCGGTCAGCCAGTGGCCGAGCCGCCAGTTGGGCCCGTCCGTCCAGACGCCGGTCAGTTCCGGAAAGAACGGATAAGGTCGGGCATCCCAGGTCCAGGCGGCGCATTCGGGGACGTGAACCATCGGGCCGCCATAGATCGCGGAGGTCGGGTTGTTCGCGCCCTGACCCCACCAGAGGTAGCTCGCCTCGAGATAGGCGCGCTGGATCGCATCATCCCGCCAGCCGCGGGAGAAGTACGGGGTGAAGCTCTCGGACGACTTCGGGTCGAAGAAGACATTCGGCTGGTTCGTGCCCCGGTCGATGGCGGGGCAGCCGAGTTCGGTGAACCACACCGGCTTCGCCTGCGGCACCCATGACGTGGGCGTGCCGCTCTCCACCCCGCCCGGTCGGTTGAAATGCGGGTTCGACCACCAGGCGCGGAGATCCTTGTAGCGGAAGACCCACGGTTTGCCCGACGCGCCATCGGTGATCGGAGTCCTGATCTGTGCCGAACGGTCGGCGGCCGAGGCATAGAACCAGTCGAAGCCCTCGCCGCCTGCGATGTTGGCCTGCAGGTAGCCCCGGTCATGGATCGCGGGCCAGCCCTCCAGCGCATCGGCATGGTCGAACCCGTCGCGCCAGTCCGAGAGCGGCATGTAGTTGTCGATGCCGATGAAATCGATGTTGGCATCCGACCAGAGCGGGTCGAGGTGGAAGAACACATCCCCCGTGCCGTCGCCCGGCTGGTGGCCGAAATACTCCGACCAGTCCGAGGCATAGCCCACCTTGGTGCTCACCCCGAGGATGGCCTTCACGTCCGCCGCCAGCGCCTTGAACGCGGTCACCGCCGGATAGGCGCTGGCGCTGGAGCGGATCGTGGTCAGCCCCCGCATCTCCGAGCCGATCAGGAAGGCGTCGACCCCGCCTGCGACGGCGCAGAGATGGGCGTAGTGCAGGATCATCCGACGCAGGCCCCAGTCACCGGAGGGGCCGGTCCAGTTCACGTTGTCGCCCGACACCGCGAACTGCGCCGATGTCGCCGCGCCGAAGAAGCTGGAGACCTGCGTCGCCGCTGCGGCAGTCTTGTCGGCGGTCCCTGAGAAGCCTGCCGCCGGGGAGCAGGTGATACGCCCGCGCCAACGGAAGCTGGGCTGGCCCGGCGTGGCGGCATTCGCGCTGTAGGGGTTCGGCAGGGTGTTGCCGGGCGGCACGTCCATCAGCAGGAAGGGATAGAAGGTGACGCGCAGCCCGCGCGCCTTCATCTCGCGGATCGCCTGCACCACCGCGAAATCCGCAGGCGTGCCGCCATAGACCGGCCGATCCTCGGCGTCGCGGCTCACCAGATGCGCATTCGCCCGCGCCACGCCATTGACGGTCCAGACCTTGGGGCTGGTGACCTTCGCCGCCACTTCGACGCCGGGCTTGATCGTGCAGTTGCCCGCCCTCAGGTCATTGCCGAACCAGGCGACGACGAGACTGACGCTCTCGACGACAGGGGCCATGGCCTGAAGCCGGTCCAGCGCCACGACGATGTCGGTCTCGTCGGGCAGTGCGTTCAGGTTCTCGGCCGAGGTGGTGCCGCCCGTGGTCTGGCCGAAGACCGTGGTCGTGGCGCCGACCGTCTTGCGGATAGCTTCCGTTGCATAGGTGAACTCGCCCGAGGCGGGGATCATCGTCACGGCCTTGACCAGCCCCTCGGCCGTATCTGGATCAGCCAGCGGCCGGAACACCTCGAAGCTGAGCTGCGGCAAGCGATTGCCGTAGGTCGCAAGCGCCAGCTCCTCGAAGACGACATAGGCCGTCCCGCGATAGGCGGGCGTATTGGCCGCTCCCATCTTGGCCGCGATGAAGGGATCGGCCGCTTGCACCTCGTTGCCGGGATACCAGCGCCAGGTGACGCCGGAGAGGTCCATCGGCTTGCCATCGGCCCAGATGCGACCAATGCCGGTGATCGGCCCCTCGCACAGGGCGACCGCGAATGACGCATAGTACAGATACTCGGTCGTCCGGACCCTGCCGCCCCCGCCGCCCTTGCCGCCGCCTTGCGTCGTGGTCCTGGTCTCCTCGCGGAAATCGGTCGCCCAGATGATGTTGCCGCCGATGCGCATGCGGCCGAAAAGCCGGGGGATGATGGCACCTTCGGTCGCGGAGGTGATGCGCAGGCTGTCGAGCCGCGCCCCCTCGATCTTTTGCGCCGGGGTGAGCGAGGACACGATCCAGCTGTCGACGACCGAGCCGATGGTGGAGCCGATGAAACCGCCGATGGCGGCCCCGGAAAAGCCGAGGATCGCGCCGCCAAAGGCCCCGCCGATGGCGGACCCGACAGCGCCGAGGACAAGGGTGGCCATTGCGTAAACTCAGGGTCCGAAGGGTTGGGACGTCAGCGTGCAGGGAAGAGAAAGGCGAAGGCGATACGGCGTCGCCAGGCAGGTGTCAGCGGTTCCTCGATCACGCCTAGCCGCTCGTAGGCATGGAGGAAGGTGGCGGGCGTGGTGAGGATGCCCACATGCTTGGCGATGGCGCGGGGCATCATGCGGAACAGGATCAGCGCACCGGGTGGCGCATCGGCTGGTGCGATCTCCGGCATCATCCGTCGTGCGCCTTCGGCCAGCACCTCGCGTGGCCCGGTCTCGCCCCAATCGCGGCTGTAGGGCGGGATCGGGAACGGCTCCGGGCCGACGACTTCGCGCCAGACACCGCGCGCCAGGCCGAGGCAGTCGCAGCCGACCCCGCGCAAGCTGGCCTGGTCGTGATAGGGCGTGCCGAGCCAGGACCGTGCTATGGCGATGACCCGGGAAAGATCGGCGGTCGGGACGGGCACGATCACAGCACAGCTCCCTCATGGTTGCCGTCCCTGGTGGCGTAGCGCAAGACCGTGTCCTGGCCCGGGATGTGCGGGAAGCCTCGGAAGTTGGCGACATTGGCGAACTTCGTCCCGCAGGTCGCGATCCGCTTGTCGCAGCCTGCGCGGATCACGAACGCATCCGTCGCCATGATCGGGCGCACCGGCGCTTCCAGCAGGGTCAGGATCGCCACCCCGTCGACGAGGTCATGCGACAGCACCTCGACCCGCCGCCCCGCGTTTGCGCCGGTCGACCATTCGACCAGTCCGAAGGCGAACCAGCCCGCCGCGAAGGCACCGAGGCCGCTGGCGGTGAAGGTCCGGTCGCGCAGCACGTCGATCACCGCACCTGTGCCCCTGAACGCCGGGGCCTCGAGGTTCACGCCGCAGCGCGCATCGCCCAGCGCGGCGTCGCAACTGGCCTGAAACGTCCTTCCGACCGTCTGGCCAAGGACATGGGCAAGGCTTCGCACCTCCGCCACAAAGGCGAGCCGCCCGCGCCGGATCTGACCGATGGCCCCTCGGCGCAGGAGCACGCG